GCTGACTATAATTGGAAAAGAGGTAATGATGGACAAGATACAGATAAAGCTGTTCGTGTGCTTCTGCTTGGCGGTGGCGCTACTACCGATTCTTGGGCTGGCTCTGGTGGCTTTCATTCTGATTGGGTTCGGTCGGATTCTAATGCTCCTGTCGGCTTCTTTACCACAGTTAAACTTGATTAAATAAGTCCACGTGGAACTGTTGTTAGGAGTAGTTGGTTAATTAATTTGTTTTCTGTTTTTGCATTTCTCGATACTACTCCTACAACAGTTTATTATAATAATATTAAAGGTTATGTTTCTTAAGATGATTGACATTTAGATATAGTGCTTCTGCTTAGCAGTAACGCTAATAACAGTTCTAAAGCTAGCTCTAGTAACTTTAATTCTAATTGAGTTCAGTCAGATTCTAATGCTAATGTCGGCTTCTTTTATATAATTCCTAAAACTAATAAATATAATATTAATATAAATATTATTTTGGGAAGTATAACCTTACCTCTTGGTAAAAGATAACGTTATTTAGAAACTAAAAGTGTTGGTAGTGATATTCACGAAGGCTCTTATATAAATTATATAAATATGAAAAGATATAGTGGTTTACATGATAAACTATGTACTATTGAAAATATTGAAGTTGCTGATGATAATGCAAGAAAGAATAAGAATAAGAAATATGGTATTAATAAACATGATAAAAATAGACAGTATGAAAATGAAGATTTAGTAGATAAACTATTTAATCTTAAATATAAAACTTCTAAATATAGTCTATATAAAATATATGAACCAAAAGAACGTATTATTTATAGACTTCCTTATTATCCAGATAGAATTGCTCATCATGCTATAATGAATGTTGTAAAAGATATTTGGACAAAAAGTTTTATTCATAATACATATAGTTGTATTGAAGGTAGAGGTATTCATCTTTGTGCAAGTAATCTTAAAAGAGATTTAAGGAAATATCCTAATGAAACTAAATATTGTCTTAAATTAGATATTAGAAAATTTTATCCTAGTATTCCTCATGATGATCTTAAAGAATGTATTAGAAAAAAGATTAAAGATAAAGATTTTCTAATAATTCTTGATGAAATTATTGATTCTACTGATAATGTTCGTGATATTTCTTCTAAATTAACTAATAAGATTGGAATTGGAGTTCCTATTGGTAATTATCTATCTCAATACTTTGCTAATCTTTATCTTAGTGAACTTGACCATTTATGTAAAGAAGAACTTAAATGTAAATTCTATTATCGTTATGCTGATGATATAGTTATTTTAAGTCATGATAAAGATTTTCTTCATAAAGTTCTTATTTATATTAAATTATATGTTCATACTATTGGATTAAAAGTTAAAGATAATTATCAAATATATCCTGTTTATAATAGAGGAATTAATTTTGTTGGCTATGTATTTTATCATACTCATACTCTAATTAGAAAATCTATTAAATATAAAATTATAAGACTGGTAAATAGTTATTTAAACAGAGAAATTGATAAAAAAGAATTTAAAGTTAGAATGTGTGCTTATTATGGATGGCTTAAACACGCTGATGCTAAAAATCTTCTTTATAAAATTCAAAGTCTTACAGGTGTCAGATATTCTAATTGGAATGGTAAAAGAACTAATATTACTAAATATTATGGTAAATACGTTAGAATAATTCAAATTATTAATTATGCTAAGTATTTTAGAATTAATTTTATTAGAAATGGTAAAGCTTATTACGCTGATAGTAGAGATAAAACTCTATTTTATTCTATACATAGATTTAATCATTTTCCTATTAATTTTAAAATTATTAAATATGACTGGCGTATTTATGCTAAAAATAGAAAAGAAAAAGTTAAACTTAAAACATAATATATTATGACTAAAGATAAACTTAAAGATGATATTATTAGAACTATATGCTGTTTAAATAGTGATATATCTAATAAAGATAGAAAATTACTAATTGAATTATTAAATTCTATTGTTGATTATACTAATAATACTGAACTTGAACAAGATGTTAAAGTTATAAAACAAAAACATAACGAATTAGCTGAAACAGTTAATGAACTTAAAACTAAAGTTGAAACATATTCTAATAAGATTAATGAACTTGAACAAAGAGTTCATCAATTAGAAAACGCAAGTCAATCTTAACATGGCTAGTCTTAATCAATTAGTTAGTGAATTTGCTCATGCTGTTGGCAATCCTAATAGTATTCCTCTTAGACGTAATCTTCGATATGCTATTCTTCATGGTCGTAATGAACTAATTCGTAAAAGTTATGAAAATCATAAATATGTTGATAAAGGTTTGCAACAACGTATTCGTGTTTCTATTATTAATGTTCCTGATGGTGACCTATATAATAGTCAAGCTCTTGGGCTTCCTGCAATTAAACGTACTAAACAAGAAGTTCCAAAGCCAGTTAGACTTATTAATAACTTACCTTTCCAATCAATTAGAACTACCGGACATTCTGGGATAGAAATACCTTTTGCTAAAGAAGCTAGTGCTAAGTTTTATCATTATCTTGCAGGTATGTGTAATCTTCCTGTTTATGATTATATTAATGGTTATATTTATTTCTTTAGTAATAATAAAGATTGGTTTCAAAATATAGGTTCTATTATTATTGAATCTCCATTTGAAATTCCTTATCTTGTTCCTACCGAAACTGTTGAAAAAGCTAAAGATGTAAATTATGATCCTATTGATGATGAAGCTAAATACGATGATGATGAATTTCTTATTCCTGAAGATATGATTGGTGTTCTTAAAGAGATTGTATTTAAACGTAATCTTATTGAAGTTCCTCGTCAAACAAATGAAACTCCTATTGATAATTTTGTAACTAGATAAATTATGATTAAAAATATAGATATTAGTCATTATTATAAAAAGTTTATTGAAACTTCTAATGACGATATGGCAAAATATAATAAAGAACTTGAAATTATAAATAAGATGAAAGCTGATTGCCGTGCTTATATTAAAAGTAAAAATCAAGTTATTAAAGATGATTTAAAAATTAATCTTAATGAATATGGATTTCAATTTCTTAATGATAATGTTGAATTAATTAATAAGTTAGAGCAATTAATTAATAATCAACTTAGTTATACAGTTGGAGAAAGACGTATTGTTCTTCTCCAACTTTTGCGTTATTGTAACTTAGCTAAAAAAGCAAATGATTATATTGTTGCTCTTAAGCTTGCTACAAGACGTTCTGAATTAAGTCTTTCTGATTATAAAAAATACATTCATAGGTATTATAGTTATGGTGTTCATAAATGTGTTCTTGAAGGTTATGCTTATCATTTTAAATATGAAATTGGTGATTTAGTTATTAATTTCTGGAGATATAAAGATAAACCTAGAGATACTTATGTTGATTGGAACGCTACTAGACTTAAGAAACAAGAAATTATTGATGCTGGTCTTAAACCTTATGATAAAGAAGAAGCTGAGATATATAAGATTCGTGGACTTAAGTATGATGGTATTCCTTATGTAGTTTATAAAACTAATAAAGAGTTTTATGAAATACAACTTATTAATAATGGAACTCATAGTTATAGTGCTATTAAATTTAAATATGCTAATTATATTAATAGAGAACTTAGAGGTAAAGATGCTAAGCAACTTAATTCTGAATGTAAAACTGTTGATGATATTTTTAATCTTAAATTAGGATTAAGAAGTAAACTTCTTGTTTATCTTGAACGAGAACCTAATGCTCCATTTAAATATATTAGAAATGTTAATCAACAAAAGTATGAACGTGGAGCACATAATAATGGTAATAAAACTAGATATAAAAACTAATATTATGGTAAATAATAAAACGATTACGATAGAACATATAATTGGTAAACTTGATAATGATTTCAATCCTGATGGAAGTGATTGGATTCCTAGAGTTCCTGCTTGGTGTGTTGATGCTATGAATGAACTTAAAGTTCTTCGTAAAGTTGATAAGAAAATGAAACTAACCGTCATTAATAAGATAGCTAAAAGTAAATGTTGTCTTATTGATGACGGTCTTAAAGTATATGATAGTAATGGTTGTGAAGTACATAGAGCTGATACTAGTAAATATAGATGTGGTGATACTGAATCTGCTCCGTCCTCTACGGGGGGTCAAGCGGAGGACGAAAGTCCGGAGCGTGCTACTAATAAAGACTATCTTGGTATGCCCGATGATTGTTGTCCTAATGGTTCTAGAACTAGAGAAGTTATTGATAGTGGTAAAGTAGGATGTAATCCTGTTGTTTATACAGTTCATAATAATACTGAATGTCCAAGATGTCAGCATGAAGTTCATTCTCATTGTCAGACTCCCCGTGGAGGATATGATAAGTCAAATCATAATTATATTCTTATTGGAGGTAATACTATTGAACTTAATTTTAATGATACTTGTATAACAGTTGTTTATAAAGATATTGAAACTCAATATAGTGATAATTATCATTGTGAGATTCCTGTTATACCTGCTAATGGTAAATTAATTCAAGGTCTTACTTATTATTGTATGGCTCGTATGCTTATGAGAGGATATAAACATCCTGTGTTTAATCTTTCTGCTAGTCAATATGGAACTAATCCTTTCTATCTATGGGAGAGTATGAAGAAAGATATTAAGACTAGTATTCTATTAGATGAACAAAGTGATGATGATAGTGGTTGGAATGAGTTCTTTTATAACTTTACTTTTTCTAAATAATTATGAATATACAAAAGAAACTTAGTCTTAATAAACATCCCGGCGATTGTGTGCCTTATTCATTAGTTGCTGCTAAGAATGTTAAAGTAAGTAATGATGATAGGATGATTGTTAATGAAGAAGGGCTTGAAGATTGTAAAGTAATTGCCAATTCTATTCATGAAGATGGTATTAATAATTTTAAAATAGTTGGTGTTATTCCAACTAGTACTGAACTTATTTTATTTATTGTTAATACTGATTCTAATGAATCTTATATTTATAGATATAATGAACAAGCTGATAATTGTTATAGAGTAAATAGTAATTGGAAATATAATGGTGGTAAGATTAAAGGAACATATACTTATAATGTTAAAAATCATCTTATAGTAGCTATTGCTGAAAGTGATGCTTCTATTGATGTTCCTCTTAAAACTATTAATATTGATTTAGATTCTGACCGTCCTGATTCTGAAATGTCTGTTATTCCACAAATAACTTTATCTACTATTAGTGGTTTAAATTATGTTAGTGGTGGAGCTTATAAAGGATTTTATTTTATATTTATTAGATATAAGATAGATAAAACTAATTATACTAAATGGTATAGTATTGGATTTCCTATTTTTAATGATGTTATAATTCCACAAGTTATTAATAAAGTTTGTTTTAGAAAAACTAATGTTTATGAACCGAAAGATGAACCAAACGGTTATTGTTATGGTAATACTGATTCATTTAGTGATTCTAAAGATATATGTAATCAAACTTTTGAAATAAGTATTAGTGGAGGTCGTTCAGGGCTTTATCAACTTGGTTTTATTGTATGTAAAAAGGATGGTACTCAAGCGTTCAGAACTGATGATTTAAATAATAATATTTTTAAATTTAGTAGAGATATTCTTGTTGAGTATAACGTTTCTGATTTAACTACTGATTATTATAATTATTATAATGTTGGTAATATCATTAATTATAAAAATAGAGTATATATTGCTAATTATAATGAACATACTGATAATGATGATAGGACTTTAAGTAATGGTAAAACATTAGAAGAAGCTGTTAAAGATATTACTATAAAACTTCGTAATAAAGCTGTTAATGCTTATTATAATGATTATACTACTGTCAATGCAGTTAGTGAAAAAGGTCCATATTTTAAAATGGCTAGTCTTCAAATTACTGGTACTGCTGATTGGCAAATTAAAGATATTAATAAAGTATTCAATAATAATCAATATCCTTTTCGTACTTTTAGAACTTTATTTAATGATACAGTTATACAAGGTATTGCAGCACATGAATATTTAAAGATTAATTATAATGCTAAAATAAAAGTAGGTAGTAGAAGTAGTCATAATCTTAAAGAATATCTTGCTTGTCATTGTTTTATTATTCCTACAAGTTATAAATATGAAAATAATCAATCTGTTTATACTTTACCTAGTACAGTTAAAATAGCTTGTTATGTTTATAATGGAATTGGATTTACAGAAGATACTGTATTTACTAGTGGACAAGTATTATTTGGTAATACTATATTTGATATTGATAATTGTAAAATGAGAATTGCTCATTCTACTATTGAACCTAGTTATGATTTTAATGAACGTAAAAAGAATGATACTCTTATTCCTGGAGAAGTATATAACTTTTTTATTCATTTTGTTGATAAATATGGTGATGCTAGTAGAGGATATAAATTGTCAAATAAAGATAAGTATATAAATAATATTGTTAATGATGGTTCTCATTGTACTATAATTACTTTTAATTGGAACAATCAAGGTAATGGTAATATTCCATATTGGGCAGTTATTAGTGGAGATATTCCAATATCTACTATTAGTTCTAATATTAAAAGATATATTGCTAATCATAAAATTGTAGTTTATACTGCTGAACCAATAAATAATCCTACTACTAATATATTACTTAATAGTTCTGGTGAACTTGAAGCTACTAATAAAGATGAACTATATACTCTTATATCTAATTACTTTATTGATTATCAAGATAAAGATAAATATAATGATTTATATGTTTATCAAGTTATAAATAGTGGTAGTTATACTCCTTGTAGTAATCAAGTAATAGGTGCTATTGGTGTTGATAATGAAGCTAAATTTGGCTATTACGAAAATATTAATGGTGATGAACTATTTAGAATACCTGATTTAATATTTGATGCTGAAGCTATTGGTGGTGAACATACTAGAGGTTTTATATATAATATGAATAATACTTTTAATAAGTTTTATATTCGTGCTAATATTGATACTACTTTATGGAATCAAATTAAAGAATTAGGTTATGTTGGATGGTTTATTAGTTATGAAAAAGTTGAACCTATTACTAGATATACTGGATTATTAACTAGAAAAGATTATTGTAATATAGCTAGTAATGTTACTTGGCAAAATGGTAGTTGGGCTACAAAACCCGGTTTTGTAGCGAATAATTTTACTAGTGATAAATGTTATCTATATAGTGGTCGATTTGATATTGATGATAGTATTAAATATGATTTTAATATTATTCGTATTGATGGTAAATGTAAATTTGAGCCTTATAAAGAGAAACATGATGTAGTTGATATGGTAGTTAATACTACTTATCCTTATAATTATAATATGCCAGTTATAGGTGTTATTAGTAGAAATGAATATAAACCTATTAATAATTATAAATTAGTAGTTGCTGATAGTGTTACTGATAGTAGAGCTGGAAAAGGAACTGCTCTTGAAATGGATGATTATAAGGAATTACTACTTGATGCTGAAACTATGTTTCTCGCAACAGTTCTTAATTGTACTAAAAATATTTATACTAGTAAAGAAAAAGAACTTGTAAGACTTAATGACGTTTGTTATAATGGTGGAACTTATTCTATTGAACATGGATATAATGGTAGAATGACTTATGATGGTGTTCTTATTTATAATGATAATGGAGTTATAATGAACGAAGGTAATTATAAATTATATACTCCTACTAATAATCAATATTATTATAGTGGTGATGAACCATGTTGGTTTGATATTCCATTCAATGTTTATATTCAGTTTCCTTTATATAGTGATAAGTTCTTTGAAAGTAAACGTTTTAATAATGAACCTAGTAAGATAGCTTTTAGTATTAAAGAAGACACTGATAAGAAAAGTGTTGCTTTTGGTACATTTGTAGAACCTAAGAATAGTGTTGATTTATTTAAAGACCCTATTGGAAATGTTGACCAATATGTTCCTAAATTGTTAACTCAATATCGTAACGATATTATTAATATTACTCGTTTTGATAAAACTATAAGACGTAGTAATGTTATTCAAGATGAAAGTGAAGTTAATGCTTGGAGAATATTTCCTATTGAAGGTTATAAAAATATTACTGAAAATAAAGGAAGTATAACTAATTTAGTTGGAATTGGATATTATCTTTTAGTTCATACTCAACATAGTATGTTTATGTTTGATATAAGTGCTGCACTTAAAACTAGAGATGAAAATGTTCAATTATATCAACCTGATGCTTTTGAAGTTGATTATAAAGAAGTCTTTACTAGTGATAAAGGTTATGGTGGGCTGCAAGATGATTTATCATATATAGTCGGAGAATTTGGTTATATTTTTTATAACGATGATTTTCATAAACTTTATCAATTTGATGATGGTCAACTTAAAATAATGGATGAAGATATTAAATTATGGCTAGATAAATATCATCCTAATAAAGTTAGATTTGCTCATGATAAATTTAATAATCGTATTCTAATTAAATTTGATTATACTTATGATAATATTAATCCTAATACTAAAGAATCTATTATAGAATCACATAATGAAGTCATTAGTTTTAATTATAAAGTAGGTAGTTTTATTAGTTTACATGATTATTATTTTAATAATGCTTGGTCTACTAAAACTAAATGTTATTTTCAAACTGAACATAACGATGATAGACTTAACTGTCCTCTTCATATATTTACTCATGAATATAATTATGGTAGATTTAATACTCACATGGGTGATGATAGTAGAAGTCTATATTTAGTATCTAAACAAGAAGTTGGTAATGAGCCTATATTAGTTCATAATAGTTATATTGATATTATGGTTAATGAATCTTATGAACTTATTAAGTTTCTTGAATTTATTAAATATAAAGTACGTAAGATATATATTCCTATTTATAGTGATAATATTAATAATCCTGTTGATTTAAGAGAACATCCTTATGCTGGAGATATACTTCGTATATTTAATGAAGATAATGATACTGATGATATAGATATTAATATTGATAAACTTAATGAATTTAATAAGTATAAAAAACCTTGGTATGAACTTACTCAATATAACTTTAATTATTTCCGTAATGCAATTAAAGAACATCCTAATACAGTAAGTGATAAACTTCGTAGAGTATATGGTAATTATTTTGTAGTTCGTTTCATATTTAATAATTCAGATAATAAGCGCATTGAATTTGAAAGTCTTGAATGTGCTCAAACTCAATTTAGAAAATTATGATACAGTATAGAGATAGACAAAGACAAAAAGCTTTTATTGGTGCTATTATTGGGGCAGCTGCTAGTATTGCTGGTGGTATAATTAAAGGTAATAAACAAAAGAAAGCTCAAGAAAAAGCCCAAGCTGAAGCTCAAGCTGCACAAGACCATAAAGATGCTTTACAAAATGCTCAAGCTTTAACTAGTGCTTATGCTAATCAAGATTATGTTGGTCAATATAATGATAAGCTTACTCTTAAATGTGGCGGTAGAGTTCGACGTAAAGCTGGTTTCGGTACTGAATTTGCTGATGCTCTTCCCGGTTTAGGTAGTCTTGCTAGTTCTATTACAGGAGTTCAAGGACTTGGTGAATTAGGTACTGCAATAGGTCAAGGTATTTCTACTAATCAACAAATTAATGAAAATAAACGTATTGCTCAAGAAGCTGAGCAACGTAAACAACTTCAAGCTGGTCAACAGCAACTTAATATTACTTCTGATAAAATGACTAATCCAATGACTATGTATCAACGTTCTAGTTTTATTAATAAATATAAATGTGGTGGACGTAGAAAAGCATGGATTGGTGCTGCTATTGGTGCTGCTGGAAGTTTAATTGGTGGTATGTTTGGAAGTAAAGGACAACAACCAATTCAAGTTAAACAAGCTGACCAAGCTAGTTATAGTGCTCCTAAAACTGGTCTTGAACGTCCTGAATGGATTACTAATGGTACTGTTCAACAACCTGTTATGCCTCAATCAGTATATCGAGATAGGCTAAATGTATATCGCTGTGGCGGTCATAGACGCTAGTCTTTTGCTCTCTGTTGAATTATTATATATAGGTATGAACTATTAATCGGCTAATAGGCTATCGTTCAGCAGAGAGCCTTAAAATCAATCAAATTACAATTTCTCATTATATTATATAAAATGCCTAGAAAAGATAAAGTTATTCATATAAGTAATTTACCTAGTACATTTAGAGGTAATGTTACTCGTAATGGAAGATTTATTCAAAATGGTATTCCTCCACTTGGTGGAGCTTATGATAAAGTTGCTAAATCTACTGGTTTAATAAGACTTGGTAATGAATTTCTCTATAATGGTATAAACAATTTGGTGTCTAAAGATAATAGAGAAAAATTAATGAATAATACTGCTGGTAGACTTATTAATTATGTTAAAGATTTTAATAAAGAATCTCTTCCTAGTGATGATGAACTTGGACCAACATTTCCATTTAATATTATTCAAACTCCTAAAAGTAATGGAAAAAAGCTTCCTCAAAAGCAATATGCTGTTGGTGGTAAAATACCAAATGTAGTTGCTGGTGGTATTGCTCAACCTCTTGGTAATAATTTCTTTTATATGAATGGAAGAAAACATAGTCAAGGCGGTATTGATATTGGTCCTAGTGATAAAACTGGTATTGAAGTAGAAGATGGTGAAGTTGTTGAAACTAATGGAAATGAACTTAAAGTTTATTCTGCACAACCTATTATTAATGGTGCTAGTCCTGCTCAATTAGTTATGGGTGGAGCTAATCCTAATAAAGTATTTAAAGCTCAAGAAGATTTTAAAGATAGAAATGGGATTAACGATGATGGTACTAAAGCTAAATATGGTAAAGAAAAATATGTAGCTAAAAGTGATAATACTAGAGTAACTCCTATAATGGAATCTCCTAGAAATAGTGGTATTAAACAAGGAGATTTTATTTATTATCCAGAAACTTATAGAATAGCAAATAATACTTTAGAAAAAGTTCCTGCTAGAAAAGAAGTTAATATGACTCCTCTTGAACAAGTTAATCCTGAATTTGATATATTGTTAGGTGGCGCTGGAGTTTTAAGAGGTGTCGATAAAGCTACTAAAGTTGCTATGGCTTTAGATAAAAATATTTCTAGAACAAGTCAAAAAGCTATTACTAAAGGTAGAGATGCTTTAGGTTATTATTCTATTTCTCCTAATATTCGTTATAATTTATCTGTTAATAATGGTAGAAAAGCTCTTGGTGTTAAACCTACTAAACTTCTTGAAGCTCCTAAAAAACAATTAACTTCTAATATTGGTAAATATAAAGATTTTGTTAATATATTAGATAGTAACGGAAAAGTTATTGATATACCTGATGTTCTTCAAACTAATATTGATGATACAAAAGCTTTTCTTAAGACTTTTAATAAATGGAATACTCGTTATGGTTATGACCCTATTCCTTTATCTGCTGCAAAGAATCCTAAACAAGCAGATAAACTTATTAAAGATAGATTGCTAGAACATAATACATTTGTTAGAGGTGTACATTCTAATAATTATAGAAAATATGTTGAAAAGCAATTTGATAAATTTTATAATAAAGATATTAATAAAGAACTTAAAAAAAGTAAGCGTATTAGTAATAATGAATTAAAAGAATATATTAAATCTAAAGGTATTTATCCAGAAAATAAAAAATATAATGTTATAACTAGCGAAAGACTTAATAAAACTAGTAGAAATAAAGGCAATCCTTATCAACATTTTATTTTTACAGGCGATGTTGGAAAACAAGGTCTTGAGGTAATTGATGTTAAAGATGTTAACTCAGAAGTACTTAAAGATATATCTAATACTCGAAACCATTTTGGTAAATATACCAAAGGTTATAGTCGTAAATCTAGAAAACTTGGAGGAAAAAATATGATTGTAAGTATTAGCGGTAATGTTAAGAATGGATTAATTCATTCTCCATCCTCTACGGGGGGTCTACGCGATAAATTTGCTGTTGGTGGAAACCGTATTAATCGGCATGGAAGAACTTGGGAATATGATGAAAAAATTGGAGCTTATGTTCCTATAACTAATAGAATTATTAATAGAACTTCTGCTTATCCTATTAATAAATCTGCTAGAGGAGAAACTATTATTGGTAGTGATTATACTTTTAGAAATGGTAGATGGTCTAAAAATAATATTACAAGTAATAATGTAAATACTAATATTAACAAATCTAATATTGATAATGGAAATCGTCGTCCTCAATATTATGCAGAACGTAGACTTCCTTTATTTAATGATGGAGCTGGAATTACTAGCGGACTTGTAAGAGCTGGTTGGAGCCATGGAAATAATAAAGGTATTAGTATTAATAATACTAATATTTCAAGTTTGCCTGCAACTAAATCTAGCGGGAAGACCCCCCGTGGAGGACGAAGTAAGTCAAGTCAACCAACTCAATCTGTTACTACTAAAACACCTCCTACTGCTGTTTATAATCATAATCTACCTAAAATAGAAGCTAGTATTCCTACTACTTTACCTGTTTCTACTAGTACACTTGCTAAAGGAACTACATCTTCTGATGGTAAAGGTCAAGGTAAATTTAAAAATCTTACTACTGCTGATTGGATTGGACTAGGTAGTAATGTAGCTGGTAGTTTAGCTAGCTATTTTGCTAGTAGAAGAGCTATTAATAAAATGAGAGGTCCAAGTCAACCTACTCTTATTAGTGCTAGTAAACTTAAAACTAAATATAATATTAATCCTCAACTTGATAGAATTAGAGAAGA